GAAGGCGACAGCCTCCGGCACGCTGAGTGCGACGCCTGTGATGGCTTCAAAGATCTCAGCGGTGCGGCCGTAGTCGATGCTTGGGTGGTTGTAGAGAGCACCACGGTTGCCGTGCACTAGGCGGTCGGCTTCGGCGGTGACTGAATCCCAGAGCGGTCCTGATTGAGTGTCCACGATTGCCTCCCTGCAGGCGGTGGTTATCGGTTGCGGTAAAGCGTGGGATCAATCGTCGCTGCAGCAGATGCAGAGTCAATCGGCCAGCCACTGGCGGCGAGACTGGCGAACACCTGGTCAGGTGTGTCAATCAGCTCGGCGAAGTTCACAATGCTCAGCACAACGTTCGTCGCTTGCTCGAGGATCGCTTGAGCCTGCGCGCGTGCTTCGTAACGGTATTCCGGCACGTACATTCCGAACGCTGCCATAAACGACGCTTCAATCTCGGTGTGTGCCCGAGTAGTGAGGATCACCATTAGCGGCTCAGTGCCAGCGCCGTACAGAAACGCTTCCGGTGCCGCTTTCATGACTGAGTCGTCGGGAGTGTCGGAGATCCAATCGGCGACTGGTGCGAACATTGTCCGGTGTGAGAAGTAGCCGACAGGGTTGGGGTTGTAGGTCGGGTCTATCTCTCGCGACCTAATGACCGCCTCGACGTCGGCTTCTGAGTAGGCGGTCAGAGTTGACGCTTCTGAGATCGCCCGAACGAGAGCCGAGGTGCCTGTGCGGTGGAGTCCGCAGATTATGTAGCGCATCACTTCACCGCCAGCAGTAACGAGTAGATAGTCGGAGTGCCAGCAGTGGTCGCCGTGCGAGTGCCGGTGGCACCTGAAGCGGTGAGGGTCTGAGTCGCTACGTTTGATGTAAACGCGATCGTGTTCGTCACGCTTGTTGTGACGCGCGATGTCATAGAAGCAGGAGCGGTGATTGGTCTTGCTGTCGACGTCTGCACTGCCATCCATGTCCCGACGAGTAAGTCGGTAGACGTGGTCGTCGTAACTGAACTGGCGACTCCTCCTGACAAGGAAAGTGTCCCGACAACGTCAACGGCGGTGCCGCCGGAGATGGCGATCATGTTCATCTGACCGGCAAACCAGTTGCTGCCGGTTTGTGTAACTGAACTTTCTGATGCTCCAGCAGTCTTTGTGAAGACGTAATAGCGCCAGCCGTCTCCCGAATTGTTTCCATCAAAAGCGCGTTGAGTCCATCCAGTTGGCGCACTTGCCGGCGATCCAGCCTTCGGGTCGTACCAGTACCAATAGGTCAACACGAGAATGTCGCCTGCTTCCGTACCCGTAGGGATCGCGCAAGTCATGGTCGAACTTGTCGTCGTTGTGGATGACGCCGACCGGAACGCTGGCCCGCCACCGCCACCACCGCCTGTGGGTGGTGTGTAGACGCCACGCACTCGACCGACTGTGAGTTTGCGACCCGTAAAGGGTCGAATGCCAGGCATCAGACGCCTTGTGAAAGAACGTTCACCGAGCAGGTCGAAGCGGTGACGATGCCGTAAAGAACTTCTCCACGGTCAAGGTCAAGCGACAGGGTGCCAGCAGCTGCCACGGGGAAACCTGTGGAGGTGGTGACGCCTGCAGCGCCGACGTAGACAGTGGCTGCGCCTGCGTTGTAAAGAGCGACGGTGAAGCGTGGGAGTTGATCGGTTTCTGCGACGGTCAGCAAGGTTGCTGATGTGCCTACGGAAACGACTGCTGCTGAAACTGCCATTGGTGGTGCCTTTCAGTAAACGTGTGAGAGAAACTTGGTGAGGCTGACGCCTTCGTAGCGGCGGCAGAGATAGTCGAGACTGACGAACATGGGGTCGTAGCTGCCGTCTTCGACCTGGTGCTTGACGATGAGGCCACGCCAGTGGGCGTTGCCCTGTGGGCCTTTGTAGTCCTCGTCGTGCAGGTAGCAAGCGCCAGCAATGAGGCCGTGATGGCTTCGACCAGCGACAAACCTGATGGCGTAGTCAAGGGTCTGCTGGTGGCCCATTGTGAAGGTGTGACCGATCTGCTTGAGTCGACCTGCCGCTGCGCCGCCCAGCGGGCGGCCACTCATCGGCTGGACGTAGACGTGGCAGTAGCCGACACCATCGATGAACACTGGCTCGAGGTAGCGATGCACCTGCCAGCCGTGCGCTGCGTAGTTGAGATCGTCGGTGGAGATGAGGCCGTGCAGTTTTGGGTCGTCATTGTTTGCCCGATTGATGCGGTCCTCATGGTTGCCGAGCGTCAGGTGCAGCTCGGGCTTGTAGAGCTTGTCCTTGATCTTGCGCTGGTGATCGTTAAAACGCTCAAGCGGTGCGCACAGAATGTCGAACGCTTCGTTGGCTGCTTCGATGTCGTCGGTGTATCGGCGACCCTCAAAGGATCGCTTGCCGATGTCGTAACTAGACAGGCTTGGCATGTCAGCGTGATCGCCGAGGTGCACAACTACGTCGGGCTTGCGCTCGATGATGTAGGCACCGATCCACTCAAGGTGGACGGTTGGCACTCCTGGCTTTGCTTGCGTGTCAGGAATGACTAGGTGCGTGCGCGTTGAATCAGACATGCAATCGCCCGTCTGTCGAGGGAAAGAACTACCAGCGCCGCTTGGCTTTGTGATGCACAAACTCGTGGCGTTGCAGGTTGTCGGCCACGTCTTCGACCTTGTGGTCGATGTCTTTGACGGTGCTCATAACTTCGTCGAAGCGTTCGCTGCTTGAGCGAAGATTGTGGTCGTGCTGGTCACGGTTCTCAGTGCGCAGCTTCATGATCTGCACAACGAGTGTGGTGATGGCACCGAGCACAAGAGAGATGCCGGTGAGGATTGCGACCCATTCAGCAGCGCCGAAGCCAGGACTGTCGCTGATAGCCGTCGAGGCTTGAGCGAGCATGGTGTTACTTCTTGGAAGCGTTGATTGAGGGCACGAGACCGAAGTTGCCGAGAATGGCAGGGTCGACATTGCCGATCATTGGAATGCCGGACTGGACTGCTGAGGCGTAGGCGTCAGCGTCAAGGTGCACCGCAATGTTTCCTGGCTGTGTGATTCGATAGACCGCACCATCACGGGGATCACGAATGAGAGCGTCTTTCACGTCGTCCTCCTCAGGACTTGGACTAGGTGTTGAGTAGGTAGGGCGCGCGATCTCTGCGATGCCGCCGCTGTTGAATGAGTGCCACAGTCGCTGGACTCGTGAGCCGTTGACGTTGCCGTTGATCGCCATGACTCCATCGGCGTCGACGCTCTCAACCATTGCGATGTGGTCGTAGCCGCCTGGTGTGGAGTTCCATTCAAAGGCGATGAGGTCGCCTGGCTGAGCGGATCTGATGTCGTAGGAGTTGCGACCCTGCGCGCGCATTGCGTCGAAGAGTCCTGATACCCACGCATAGTGAGTGTCAATGCCAGCAGCGGTGAGGCAGTAGCTCTGGAAGATGCAGCACCATGCGGTGCCAGGGGCTGCTGGGTACCAGTCCCAGAAACGCTGGCCACCTTCACCGAGGAAGCTGCGCTCAATGTTAAGAACTTCGTCGACTGTTGCCATTAGGCCGGTGCGCCCGACGGGCCGATGTCTTCGACGCCAATGAAGATTGGGATCGTTGCACTAGCGCCATACTGGTGATTCGTGCCGACGACTGCCGCCGAGTAGAGGTTGCATGCCAGAGAGGCGTTGGTGGCTGTGGCTGTGTAGTAGGCGACGACGGTGGCACCGTTTTCGCCTGAAGTGACTTGCGAAGCGAAGACGCGCTGACCGCTAACGACTGTGCCGCCGACAGTGAGCTGCACTTCGGCAGTGTTAAGCGCTGCGCTTGAGAAGTAATACGGCACGAAGCCGGTGATGCGGTAACGGCGACGGTTAATGACGCTGAGCGTGTTGCCGACCAAGATGTTGGTGTTGTTGCCGCTTGTGACAGTCGTTGTCGTTTGCGTGTATTGAACAAAGCCCCAAGGCAGGTTCCACGGCATTCTCCACTGGCCTGCCGAGTTGTAAACCTCGACGCCTTCGGTGGCTGTGTTGGTAGTGAGTGTCGACACCATGCCAGCAATGGGGGCAGTGATTGCAGCTGTGCGAGCAGCTGTGCTTGCAAACGGCGAGACCGCTTGATCTCGCACGTTGGCGTTTGCCCAGGAGCTTGTGATGTTGGTGCCGCTGACGATCGTTGTGTAGGCCATCTATGTCTCCTAAGCCGGTGCGCCGGATGGGCCGATGTCTTCGACAATGATGATGCGGGGAATTGTCGAAGAACCCCAATCGGTTATTGCCGTGTTCGTGTTGTAGGCAGCGATCTGTGCTTTGAAGACTCGAGACTGTCCAGAGGTTTCAGTAAATAATGACGTGAAAGTTCTGGAGTCTTGCGTCGTAGTGCTGAGTGATGGGATCAGAAACTGTGATTGCGTTGTTCCACCAACAACATGTGACGCTTGAAAGCCGTTAGCGCCACCTGAGGCGTAGGGGTTGTGCATTGTTGTGACTTTGTAAACTCGATTAGTCACTGTGGTTGCTGTAGCCGTCGACACCGCAGAGCCATCCTGCAATGTCGTGTGAGTTCCTGAAGTAACAGAAACCGACGTGAGCTTGGCGTTCACGAGTAAACCCCACGGAGCGTTCCATCCTGGACCCTTGCGCCAGGTGGAGCCGTTGTAGACATACAGCCCCTCGCTGGCATCGCCGCTGCCGATGTAGGCAACCATGCCTTCAACGGGTGCGGTGATTGCTGCGTCTCGAGCGGTGGTTGTGGCAAACGTGGTGATGACCTGGTCGCGTACGTTTGCGTTCGCCCAAGAGGCGGTCGCATAGGTTCCGGCAACGACGGTTGTGTATGGCATTAGATGTCCTCTGCTGGGATCGGATCTTCGGCAAGTTGGATGACGCCGACGTAGTCACGCTGGATGCCGAGAACCATCAGCGCCTTGGCCACAGCACTGGCAACCATTTCGCCAGTGATGCCAGCGTCGGTTGCATTGGCTTCCCAGCCTGCGTTCAAGTAGCTCGACACATCAGTTGCGTCGGTGCCGAACTGCGCGCACCAGCGAAACCCTGCAGGGATCGTTGGGTGCTTGTCGGTGTCGATTGGGTGAACGATGACGGCAATTACCATGACCAGACTCCTGAGTCCCAGAGCATCTCGTCCCAGGGTGTGGTGATCGCGTGCAGCACCGTTGCCGATGTGAACTCAAAGTTGACCGACCAGTTGTCTGGGGTGATGTTGTGATTGATGCGTTGAATGAGGCAGTAGCGCACAAGCGTCGTCGGAAGTGATGTTGCCAGCCGACGGTCCATGATGATCTTGCAGCCAGATCGAAGCTGACAGAAGCTGAACAGCATGTCCCACTGAGTCAACGGTGCTTTAATCGCAAGGTCTGTTTCCCCACGAGGTAGAACCGTCAGCGACTCAACACGGAACTCGGGCGTCTTTGAAAGTGCCAAGTCTTTGGTGGCCACTGTGAGAACGTCGGCATCTGAGGTGCACAGCAGGTCAGAGCGCGACACCTGACGATCTCCATAGAGGGATCGAGATTGCTCGTCGGTCACAGTCTGAGTGACTCCGCCGACGGCGGTGTAGGCGTAGATGTTCTTTGTCAGCGAGCCGTCGTATGAATAGTTAATGTCCGAGTAGGCATACTGCGCCGAGCTGCTGGCAGTGTCTTTGACAGTCGTGAAGACGTTGCCCTCGAAAGTGTTGGCTGCTCGATTGCGCAGTGAGTAGATGCCGTCGAAGTAGCAGGCCCCATCGGGACCGAACCACAGAGCGCCACCTTCAGAGTCAGCGACAAGCTGCAGCTCGTTCATGGCGTTGCCTGCAAGCGTTGTCGCCTGCAAAGGGTTAGTGCCCTGGGACAAGTATTGATTGCCAGTGAAGCCGACCGACGACAGGATGGGTGTGATGCGAGAGTTGGCATACTCGCCAGCGCCGGAGGCGGTCTGTGCGTACCTAGTGAAGTCGCCGATGCGAGCCTCGACGCCGATCAGCGACACCTCGACTGTGGCGTTGCCACCCATGTCGGGAAAGTGTTCGTTCCATGCCTGCACATAACCGGTGAAGAGTGTTACGTCCTGGAAGCCGGTGTTGGCTCGGATGCGAGCGGGGCGCAGTGGGCCGATGCCTGAGTAGGCACCGACTCGATAAGGCGACGATGTGTTCAGCGGTGAGAAGCGGCCGTCGGTGTTGTCTAGCGAGATCGTCGCAGTGGAGGTGTTGTATTTGTTGGTGTCACGACT